GTTATGAATTCAAGTCTTTCTTCAGATTGAATTGCATATTGTTGTTCCAAATTAAGTAGTCTTTTACGATCTTCTTCGGATCTTTGAAAAAGAGTTTTGAATCCTTCTTTTACTTCTGATCTTGCATAGTCCATTTCAATTACATAAACTTCACAAGGAGTGATATGGCCTTTTTCCATCAAATAATCAGCACGAATAGAAGTAATCACAGGACCTGTGTAAGCCATAAGAGTTAATCGATCAAGTGTTCCTGGTTTAGGAATTGTACCTGAAAGTCCAAATCGTCTTTCGGCCAAATCACATTTTTCAAGAATTGTTTTAATACTTTGTGATTTTGCTTTATGTGTTTCATCGACAATTACAACATCAAATTGTTCGAAGTATTCTTTCTCTTTCTTTACGAGGGATTGGTAAGTTCCAATCACAACATTTGATTTTTCTCTAATAACTGAACCAGCAAATATCTGTTGGATGTCTAATTTCAATCTACAAGACTCCTCATTATATTGATAAAAATCTTCTGTTCCTTGAACTACAAGATCAACAGTAGGAACAATCATTAAGACTTTCTTTGCTTTCTCCTGATCTAACAAATAAGCGATTGCCATATATGTAATCAGAGTCTTACCTGCAGAAGTTGCTAATTCAGCTAAACAATTTTGATACTTAATGATATTGAAAACAGTTTCAATCTGATAGTCCCTTGGTTTCATTTCGGCATCAGACCATTTTTCATTTACCCATTGAGTAAGATCTTCTAGAGAAATTGATCTATCAAATTTTCTTTCTATCCCCTCTATATTAAGTTCAAAGTCATATTGTTTACACATTTCAACTACTTCATTCCAAAGTCCTGAAGGCAAATATCTATCAGATTTGAAGTAAGAAATGTAACCGTCCCAAAATCCTTTTTTAACTCTTGGATCCCATTTAGCATTTGCTGTTTGTTTCCTAAAAGTCAAATTTAACTGAGCTAATTCCATTTCAGTTGCTTCAGTTAATGTAAGGAATTTGTCGTTATGTGTTAAAGTCCAGTTCATTTTTAGTAATTCTTTTGATGGAATTCTTCGATACTTATTCTGTTTCGAATAGCGAATCCCATTTTATCCAAAGTTTCAATACATTCACTAAAAAAGCTGAGTTGATTTTCTAATAGCTCAGTTTGTCTATTTCTTAGTGCCATGTCTGAATCGATGAATTGGTTTATTTCTCTATAGTCTAATCTGACATCATGTTGAGTTTTATAGTATTCGTATCTTACCTTTCTGTAATTTTGGTCGTTCGATTTTTTCTTGTAAGTTGCAGATCTGTATTTAGCTAACTTTTCAACCATCATATGTCTATAAGAAAGCATCAATACCTGTGCTTCTGGTATTTGATCGATTTTGTTTATCATTGAAATTAAAGAAGACATTTTAGTAGTGTAATCATTTCTTTCACGTTCCAAAGCTTCATCAATTTCATTTACTTTTCTTTCTTCTTCAGTCATTAGAATAGAGAGTTATTGTCCTTTTTATTTCGATCTTTAAGGTCGTGTACCTTTTGTTTTTTGATCGTTTTCTTTTTATATTTTATGCTTTCTATTTGCAAGGGATTACTGCTTGGCTTAGATTCACTTTGCTCAAAATCTACAAGAAGTTTTAAGTCCTTCTTCTTACTTGAATCATCATGAAATTTTTCCAATTCACTTTCCATTGCTCTAAACATTTCTGATATCGATAGGTTCATTTGTAAAGTATTTATCGAGATTTTTAATTGCTTCATTTTTCCATTTCCAACAATAAGTGAAAAGGTCATTTAAGTCTTTTACTTGTTCTCGGACTTTGAAATCCCTAACAAGCTTATTCCACATAAATACTTTTTTTCTTCGTTTTAATTTTCCTTCCATTATTCGTCTTCCTGCCGGATCGTTATCAAATAAGTATCTTACAGTTGATATATCGTCGAACATTTCTGTAGGTTTATCAGCACCTGTAATTGCTATAGAATTTGGTTGTAGAAGTGAATCGATAACCCCTTCGAATACTGTTGTAGGTCGACTGAAATCAACTTGCATAATTCCAAAGTAAAGACTCATTGTATTTAGCTTAACAATTTCATCTTCCGAACGATCAATTCCTTTGCCGAGGACAACATAGTTAATTTTTTCGATATTGTAACTGACATATTTTGTTCTTTTTGGATCAAAATTACGGATTTGCCAACCAACAACAAGAGATTTATCTGGAGTTAGATGAAGCAAATAAAGCTGATCTCGATATTCATCATAAAGGAAATTATCCAATTTGAAATGCATAAATCGAGCTTTAAGATATTTCTCGATTGTTAGATTTTCAGATGGATGTTTTAATCTGAGTTTCTTTTTTACTGTTTCATAAGGAATTCCAAATTCTCGTAAATTCTGAAATGTGTTAAGTTCTAAATAATCTTTAGTTTGAACAACAACACGATTTGCACGAATATAATCAAGAAAGAAACCTAATTCATCTAGATTTTGAATTGGTGAATCAAAATCTTTGAAGAAAGTTACAAGGTTTGTGTGTTTTTTACATCCATCATTGAAGCAGTGATACATCAAATTTTTCCAATAGATATTTGCTCGTTTCTTATGTGGATCATTCATAGAATCACCGCAATAGGGACAAGCAAAATTAAGTCGGTCTCTAAAAAATCTTACTTCACCTTTGATTCCTTGAAATTGAGATTTAATAACTCCTTCGACTTTTGAATTGATTTGTAATTTCTTTGCTTCGGTAATTTCCATTTTTAATTTTTATGCATTTTGTAAAGATTGATTCCAATCACAAGCACATTCATTATCATAACTGGGTAGGATCCTATTAAGAATCCATAAACAACAAAGCATGCACAAGCAACACTGTTTAATAATCTCAGCATCCACATATCTTTCATTGTCATTGAAAGAAGTACAAGGAACATTGAGAAATACCCAAAAATTTCTACATTACTCATAGGCTAAATAAAAAGGGCACCTCTTAAATGAAGTGCCCTTAAATTAAAAGTTTGATTATTTAATATCGAATTCTTTCAACCATTCTTCGATATCGTTATCACCTGAATTTCCAGCATCTTTCGAAGCAGAATCAATTGAAGGTGTTTCTTTAACAATATGAGTTTCGGTTGTTCCTGCCATTGGAGGAGTTGGTGTTTCCTTTTTAGGAGCAGGAGAAGGAGAGCTTATTGCTTGATAAGCAGAACCAGGATTTGAACCGGTAAGTTCAGCAATGTAATTGAAAACTTTTTCACGAGTTTCGTTAGTCCAAGGTTTGAATTCGTTGTCTTCCAATGCTGGAACACCATTATAGATTCCAAGAATCATTTTACGGCATTCTTCATTGTTATCCATTTTGGAACCATTCAAAGTTACAGAACCTGGATTGTTAGCGAATTTACATTCTTCATAATTCCAGTATCCGCCTTTCATTGTTACTTTTAATTGGAAATCTTTACCACCGAAGAAGTCAAAGATATTTGTAGGTTCAAGACCCATTTCGATATCTTCAGCAGATGGTTGGATTTGAGCATCAATTAATTTCTTAACAGCTCGTGGATAACGAATCACTTGTACAGTGTTTTCTAGTTCTGGACGTTGAGGATCTTTTACAATCAAAACATAAGAATAGTAGTATTCTTTACGTTTCATTTTTTCAGCTTGCTTCTTTTCAAAAGCAGATTCTGATTTGTACAATTTCCAGAAAGTGTCCTGAATAATAGATTTTTCACCTGGTTGTGATGAAGGACAATCAGCATAGAAACCATTTCCTTCGGCATCTTCTAACCAATAGGAGAATTTCTTAACGATTGATTTTTTGGGATTGTTTAGATTCGGAATGAATCTGATAACAGCTCTATAAACAGAGTCTTTTGAAAGTTTAGGATCTGTTTTGTAGATGTCTGATCCTGATGATTGTTTTTCCTCGGATTTGAAATTGTCGAGGCTCAAATTAAAAATGTCTAAATTTTCCATTTTACTTACTTTTTTATTTACGTTATTTATTATATGAACTTCAAAATAAGAGTATCACTTACAATTACTTACTACTCCGGATTAACTTTCGTTGTTTTGTTTTACCTTACTTTTTAGTACCTTACTTACTTAATTTACTTATTAGATATTATATGTATCTACCCATTCCGGGTTTAATTTAATCTCTCGTACTTAAAACCACCATTACGAATCTTCTGCCAAAATCTTACACCATACGTTCCTTCATCAACCTCATCTTTACCGAAGAGTTTTCTTGCTGCACTTGCAATTCCTCCTCCAATCTTCTGTAAGATATTTTTTTCAAGTGAAAATTGTTTGAATGTTTGTTCAGGTACATCGAAATATCGATATCTAGAACCATTATGGAATTCTATTTCGAGTATCTGTGTTTTATTGTCGTATTCATAAGAAACGAGATGTGAGGATTTTATTTCACGTTCCCATTTCTTTTCAGTAATCAAATACTCTTCGTATGTAGGTAGATTTTTCATTAACTTCTCTTATTAGCATCTATCCACTTTCTCAAAATCTTAGCAGCATCTCTCATTTCAGGAGTTTGATTTGCATGAGTGTTTGCTCGATTTTCCATGGTTGTTGCAATTGACATAGCGTGTTTGAAGTCTTTTTTCTTCAATTTGTCAATTATTTCAATTGTTTTGTTTGCTGCAGCAGCATCCTTATAGCCTGTTCCTTTTACAGCTCCCTTTCCAGGTTTGCTGAAGAGCCCTTGCTCTAAAGGATCTTCTTTAGTTTCTAGAAGAAACTGATCAAATGTTTTTAGATTTTTCATTTATGCTTTTATTTTGTAAACCGTATCAACACTAGCACCTTTCAAATTAGGCACTTTCTTTGGAGAGAGTTTTTCAGCTCCGTATTTTTCTATAAGATCTTTTGATACCACGTCCATAGAAGAAAAAGCTATTCCTTCCGGATCTGCCACTTTTGATTCCATTCTAGATGCAACATTAACGGCATTTCCGAAAAAATCTCTTAGTTTTGCATCTTGTAGAACATATACTTTTTCTTGCATAGGTCCTTCACATATACCGACTCTGAGAGGTAATGCCTCATGTTTAATTATTTCGATACCACATTCAATAGCCATTTCTAATGCATCTTTACCCTCAAAGTATATCATAAATGCGTCTCCAATAGATTTAACAACGAAACCGTTATATTTTTCTGCTATTTCAGTTATTAATTCGAAATGGTTATCTATTCTTGATTTCATTGTTAGTGTATCATCTGACCACATTTGTGATGAACCTACAACATCTGTGAACATAACGGCTGGCATATCTCCTGCTTTTTCGTATATTTCATTACACATTACTTGTTCTTGTGTAAGAAGTCTACCAGATCTTACATGAACGTCATCACATTCATTCATCGATTCATTAATAAATTCTTTGAAACTTTTCATACATTATTTATCCTAATTGAAACTCACTAATGGCAAGGATCATATAACCATTATTGGTTGTTAAGGTAAAAGTAATACAGTTACTCAGTGGAATACCCATTCAGTAGAGTTTACCCAATCTCAATAAGAGTTAAAGCTAAGGAATCCACCAAGTCATCTATAGGTTTAGGTATATTGAATTCACCTTCTTTTACAAGATCTAGTTTTACTAAACCTTTTTTCAATTTGCAATCATAATTTTCTACGAAATGTCTTACCATATCACATTTTGAGGCATTACCGTTTCCAGTGAAAGTCTTTTTAAGGGTCTTTGGTGGAACAACTCTGATTATATGCCCAAACTTCTGTATGAGTTTAACTTTTAGGAAAGTATTGAAAGTGATTAGATCAATAAAGCTATTTCCTTTCGATGCAAATGAGAATCCTTCTATACGGATTTCGGTAGGAGTAATTCCTGTAAATTCGAAGATTTCTAGAACTCGATTTGAAAGTTCGTCTGCGTTCTTCAGCTTAATTGTCTGATCTTCTACAGCGCTTTTTACAGGTTTATCTTTATTATATGAATAAACTATAAGAGATTTTTCGTCTTCTAAAAATTTATGTGTTTCAAAAGCTTTAAGAGATGATTTGTAATTAGGTACAAAAGAAAATTGTAAAAATTTTGAATCGTTTACCTTTATTGTTAAAGCAGTTGAATTTATTGAAAAGTCTATACCAACTATCATATTACATTCTTTTGCCGATTGCAGCACCTAAAGCAGCACCAACCAATCGACTGGTTAATAAGTCATAAAAAATTCCTCTTTCTATTCCTAATACGTTAGCAATAACTTTACCTACGGTTGAACCTAAAGCAAATCCAGTTAAACCTCCAAGAAGAGATCCCATAAAACCTTCATTTGTAAGTTCTTCGTTGAATTCTTTAACTCCTTTATTTTTTTCAAGGTATTCAGCAACGAATTTCTTTACTGCTTCGTCTACTTTCTTTTCCTCCTCTTCAGTAAGTTCAGTCTTCAAATTTTCATTAAGCATTTGAAGTTCTAATTCAGTGAAAGTATCTGTTTCTATTAGGTATTCTTTGAAAGTTTTCATAACTTATGTTGTTTCTTTATTTATCCATTAAGCGGTTGGGAAATCCATCTTCATTTCATTAAATCCAAAAGTACATTCGAATGTTCGAAATTCCGGAGTCATATCAGAATAAGATAGAGTAAATTGATTAAGTCCGGTAAAAAGACAATCATGAAATTGCACTGAATACATTCGAATTCCTTCAGCATCAAATATGTGAAGTGGGATATCGAGAGTATAAGGAGCTTTAGTTGCGAAATCATAATAGTAGAAAAAAGTTTCTAACATTATCCAATAATTGACATTACCATCAAGCAATTGGAAAGTTATTGTAAAATTTCTATCAATTAACATCTCATGAGAAAGAGATTGTCTCCATCTTTTTGTGGTTCCTCTAGCTTGAGGTTGATTACCTGGTTTAACTTGCTCAACCGGTTGATAGTTAAAATTCGGTATAGAAATCGACTGTATAGACCAATTGACGACATCAGAAACATCTGTAACTGGTGTAGGCATTCTAAAAAGATATGGTGTATATCGTTCCTTTACATCCTTTGGAATAAATGTTCTAGGAAGCTCAATCTTAAATAAGTCGTTTCTACTTTGTAATATCATTATTCTCCTTTAGGTCCTTTTGGTGCTTGACTAGAAGCATTTGTATTCTTTATATTAGCTTTTTGTTTTACTTCTAAGTTAGATTTTGATTTTTCAATAGTTGGTTCCAATTTAGGATTTAACTTAATCGGTTTCGGTATAGGTTGAGGTTTGAATCCATTAAGTTGAGCTAATTGTCCGAGAGTACTTTGTAATGTGTTAGTCAATGATTGTACTTGATTATTCAAATTGTCTATTGTAGATTGCATTTGGTTTACCTGAAGATCTTTTTGATCTAATTGATTTTGTGCAGTCGTAACAACATCTTGAACTGTCGATGTAGCTCCTATAACATTCTGTAGATTGTTTTGTTGATCCAAAGAAGATTGAAGCTTTTGATTTACGTCATTGAGATTATCTATAGCAGTTTTTTGTGTATTTATCGTATTGTTTAGAGTGGTAATTTGTTCACTTAGAGTTTTTATCTGAGTCTCCAAAGAAGCTATTCTGTTATTTTTCTCAATTTCTTGGAATTCTTTAGTTGAATAAAAATCTCCGGCATAGAGGAAAGTTCTATCTCCTGATTCATTTTCTAT